CCCTTCCTTCATAGTGGATGGTTAAGCAATTCACCACGATATCAGTGTATTAGAAAAGAGATATAGGCACCGATTGAATGCATCATCACAGCGTATGTTCGTCGGGGGGGCCATGGGGGAATGTCAGCGCGAGTATACTATAGATACCCCCTCGCTAAAATACATCATAAAATGATAATTCAATATTCAATATTTCATAATTCAATAATTCATATTATCCTGAGAGGCTCTGTAAGGCTCACTGAGAGCCATCATGCGCTGTAGGCACCTACCCCCACCCAGAGGGGCAGAGATAGGCTTAGAGAGCAAGTACTAGGCTGTTAAGAGTATGGGCCTATGAGTTGAACTGTACTCATCGCAGATGGAATAACAGGTACGTTACCCGCTGCTGCTTTGTGATTGAGTTCAAGATTAGTTGAATCGCCTTGGATCATACAACGAACCATAGCTCCGGCTGTAGAAACGTCATAAATCTGAGTTAACACTAATACACCAGCGGTGTTATGTAAGAGATCAACAAAAACGCCTGAGTTCGCTACATTAGTCCATGTAGTACCTGCGTTGGTGCTGACCTGCATCCAAGCATACAGACTATGAGCACCGGAACCGTTCTGTACTTGGAGTTCAAACCCTAGAGACCAACGACCTACAGCATCCAACTGGATACGGTCGTTATTCAGCGACACAGAGTGCGTGACGTTCCGTGGTGTGTTGTCTTGTGTGTTGAACGCCACGACCTGTGCTGTATTAGTGACTGCAATATTCTGAGTTGAGATATCAGAGAAGGATGCAGAGCCAGAACCCGGTACAACTACGAATGTGTCCTCTAATGCAGTAGTGCGTACGTCGATAGCCGCTACATCCACGTCTGTGGCTGCGTCTACTGCTGTGAGAGTAGTGAAGTTATCGTCGAGTTCATTGTGCGTCAGGGCAGCGCCCTTGACTGAACGAAGTGTAATAGCCATGATAGCCCTTTCTATGTGTTACTTCTTGCCTAAACCTCGTGTTACGAAGTAGGCTCCGAATACGATCATCTGGAGTTGCCAGAACTCAGCGGGCAGCGAATCGGTTGTACCGAGATGCAGCACCTTATCCCATACGATAACCTTGAAGTTATACAGGACGAACGGTAGTGCAAACGCTGGACGAATCCAACGAGTCATGCGACTACCTTGCTCAGCGATGATAATTGCCTGACGAGCTTCGATCTGGGAGATGGATACATCCGCCGCAATCGCAGCTTGTTCTGTGACAGCATCTAGCTTCTGAGTCTTAGCTGCGATGAGTTCCTTGGCAACCCCCGCGAGGGGATTGACCAGAGATAACAGGAATGCCAGCATTACTTGCTCCTTGCTTTGAATACAGCCACTAGAATAGCCATGAGAGCCTCTAGGAGGCCCGTCAGAGGGGTGTCTGTTCTTTTGACAGGTACTAGGGGCGTAGAGAGGAACAAAGCACGCTCTGCCTCCCTACGACGAGTAAGCCCTTTGAGGACTTTCTTGCCCTGCTTGTTCCACCGAAGGAGTTCATTAGCAGCATCGTCGTAGCGACTAGCGTTAATGCGCTTCAATAGTGTTGAGCTCCGGAAGTTAGTAGCACCTAGATTATAGACGAAGCTACATAAGGCGTCGTACTGCGGCTGTACAAGAGGTGAGGTAACGGCTGAGTTCACAGCCTTCTCTACCCATGCCAGATCACGCACGAGCAACATATCGGCCTCAGCCTTAGTGATCGCCATTCCTAGCTTAGCAGTCTTTGTGTGCCCGTAGCCAATGGTGGGTACATCGTCAGGAGTAGGCATATAGCCTTCTAAACGAAGTCCTTCGAACTCTTTGATGAGGTCTAAACCTAGCTTACTGATCTTCATTTGGATGCAGCTACCTTCTTGTCATGAGCTTCGATCTCAGCCATTAGCTGTAGAGCGTTAGCGCGCTTGCCCTTAATGACGTGCTCTGCATTGCGTAGTGCAACAGCCTGCGCTTCCTTGAGGGTCGCAGCCTTGGCTACCAAAGCACCATCGCGTTCGATGAGGTTCTGTTCGAAACGGTCGCCCGCGTAATCCTTGAAGTGCTCCAAGAGTTCAAGGAATACCTTTAGCTTACGCTCGTCCGCCATGATCCGTCCTACGGACCGAGCGGCCTCACGACGGAAGTTAGAGGAGAATCCCTCTACGTCTTGTGGGAGTTGCAGCTTAGACTCGTTAGAGATTTTAACACGAGGCTTCTTAACTGGCTTAACAGTGGTTGACTTATCTGTCATGGGTCTGTTCCTTTACCAACGCTTCTTGAGCGAGGCTATCATTGAGGGACGTCCGGCTGCATAACCAGCAGCGGCGGACATTTGATTGGGTAGAGAACGACCATTACCGAGAGGATTCTTCATCATCTCGTCATAGTTCGCTCGTTGTGCTGCGTACAGCGCGTGTTCGTCATCTATAGCTAGGCTCTCAACCCAGTTCCGTACTGATCCTGCTAGAGCATCAATTCTGTCATCGTGAAAGAGAGCACCGCGATCTCGTGTGATCTTAGCCATCTGTGACAGCAGACTGTAGGAAGCTCTGCGTTCAGCAGGGTACTTCTGACATGCTTGCCATTCGGATTCAATCAGGGACTCTTCCATAATCAATCGACCAGAACCAATTACGGGTTCTAGGGTGTCAATGATACGGAGTTCCTTCTGTCCGGATTCCCAGATGTCTTCGACTTCACATAGATGCTTCTTGAAGAGGATCGGCTGTAGGACGTTAGATAACGCACCAGAACCGTAGTTCTTCTCAATAGTGACTTTATCTGGCTTGTGAGTAGTTGCGATAGCTGTGAGAGCGTCTAGGCTGGCTGTGTCGAGCCCTCCGGGGACGCCGCCTACTGCTATCACGAATACCTTACCAGAAGAGAACCTAGTAACTGCGTACGCTGTCTCATCGCCATTCTGTCCACCACCAGCGGGGTCAATGTACATATGCGTACCGTCATAAGGCAGGAACTCATTAGAGTGCCCAGCGATACGATAGAGCTTGTCCATTAGCGGGTAGTCAGACGGAGTACTGATGAGATGCTGAGGAGCGGCCTGTGCGAATAGCTGCACGGGTACGTTCTGAGCAGGGATGTTCATAAAGAGAATCTTAGAGAGCTTAATAGGGAAGCGCTCGGAGTCCGACAGTCGCGTGTCCAGCATGTGCTGTAGTTGGAAGTATGACGCGCCTTGGTCGATCTCTTTCTTAACGAGCACCTCTTCACCGAGGATCACGTTGTCTGTGGGCCTACCGCGTGTGCCGTCCATACCACCACCTATCCGAAGGGAAGGATCAGCATCCATAGCATTACGGATCATAGGCGCTAGGAACGTACCGTAGTTGTCGATCTCTTTCTCTGTAGGGTAACGTCCCGGCCAGATACGAATATCATAGCCACGGCCCGGAAGGCCATTATAGATAGAGTCAACGGACTGAGGTGTCCCTAGATAGATGATGTCGCCTGTAGAGTTAATGGATGTGAAGTCACGACTCAAGTGAGTCAAGCGTTCACGCATCTCAGCAGACGCAGAGTTCTTCTGTGACTCGATGTCATCAGCGATGAGCACATCAGCTCGTTTACCCTGCATGTTACCTGTGATACCCATACACGCCACAGAGGGGGACTTCTCAGCGCCCTTGAGGCTGTAGTGTATGTCGAATGCCTCAACTGAAGCTCGGTCGCCCTTAGAGCGATCTGGGAGCATACAGGAGAGTTCTTCCATACCATTCAGAATCTGTAGAATCCAGTTACTGATTTCCTTAGCCATCTTGTCACCAGAGGAGACGATCAGGATACGGGTAGTCGGGTCATGGATCAAACGCCACACTGCATACGCAGCAGTAACGGTAGTCTTAGCTTGCCCACGCTGGGCTTGAATCATACGAAACTGTGGTCCGGTCTGCAAGTAGTCCGCCATGTCGATCTGATTAGGTGTGCACTGAAAGTTCATCAGGCCAGTAATCACGTCATAGAGGAACTCATTGAACTCAGGATACGCTTCTTGTACGAGTTTAAGCTGGTCCCAGCGCTCTCGCGGGGTCAGGCTAAGATGGTCATTCATTAACGATCAGTGGAAGTGTCGTAACCGCTTTGAGGTTAGGACGGTTGCGCTTCTTAGCTGCGAGGCGCTCTTCCATTTCAGAGAGTTCATCTAAGGTCTCTGACTCCAGCGAGATGCTGTTGTCCTTGAGGAACTTAGTGATAGCACCGAGCATAGCTGGATTAGCTAACTCAGGCGTGGACTCATATTCGTCTAATACTTTAACAAAGAGCTCGGTTACTTTATTATGCAGATTCCCTAGGGACTGCTCGGTGGATGCTCCTTTAGCCATGATGGCCTCCTTATT